TCCTAGTGGAACCAATCCTCCTAGTGGAACCAATCCTCCTAGTGGAACCAATCCTCCTAGTGGAACCAATCCTCCTAGTGGAACCAATCCTCCTAGTGGAACCAATCCTCCTAGTGGAACCAATCCTACCAGTGGAACCAATCCTACCAGTGGAACAAATCCTACTAGTGGAACCAATCCTACCAGTGGAACCAATCCTACCAGTGGAACAAATCCTACCAGTGGAACAAATCCTACTAGTGGAACCAATCCCATTGTCTCTAATAAAGATTTATCTAAACCTGTGAAAATCATTTTTTATTCACAACCAAATTTTACAGGTATTGCGTCAAGTCAATTTACTTTCAATTATGTTCCCGGTGGTAATTTTTGTAGTTCGTATTCAATAAATAATTCAGCATCGAGTATCTGTAAAAATGAGGATGGAACCCCATTAACTTATGGTTATAATAGTCCAACACCACAGTTAAATTTTGTGCCATTATCTGTGAAATTTCTAAATATAGATAATAATGAAATACCTGCACCAAATGATTTAAAATTAACTTTATATGGTTGGAATGGTGGTGGAGGAGCGTGTGGTGGTGTTGGCGGTGGAGTATGGCGAATAATTTTAGGTGGCGATCCTTTAAAATATAAATCGATTGGTTTTGATGGATGGACAGTTGCGAATGCTAATGGTGGATATATATCCTTTAATACATAATATCTAAAGTTATGATTATAAATTATCTTATTTAATAAAAAATTGTCTCTAATAAAACATACTCCATTTTTAAGATAAACAAATAATTTCTCCAAATATTCTATACCATAAATATTCTATTGGATATCTATAGCTGTAATTATAATATTTCAAATTGCTTGTCATTGTCATCATTTTTAGAATAGTTTCTAGTATTGGTTTAATCATTTGATTAGGATAATTACAACTGAAAATAACACTTTTAGTATCCCATAACATTTCTGGCAAACATTTACAATAACTTTTATCACATCTTGTATCATCACAGTCAATAACATTTTCTAAGCAAACCGGACATTTACCATTTATACATTCTAATTCTTCATCATATTTTTCATCAATTAATTTATTAAAATATGGCACATATTTTAAAACTGGTATTCTCAAATTAAATTTATTTTCTGGTGATACAAACCAATATATTGGTAGCAAACATGTATTATCCATAAACCACCAATTGATAGGTTCACACATATCAGTCATTAATTTTTCATTTATTTCTTCTGGTTCTCGTATAGCAATCAATTTTAATATTTCTGTTTCTTCTTCTGTTAAATTCCAATATTCAAGTAATAACAAAACTAATTGGTCTTCATTAAATATAGATTTTAGTCCTAATAGTTCGATATCTTTACTATTTACTGTTGGTTTGTATTCAATACCATAATACTCCCATAATATTTTAACTAATTCGAATTCAACAAATAACTCATTTAATTTATCGTTCATATATTGACATAAATAAAAATACATTATTACTCAATATTAATTTCAATTTTTTGTTGGCAATCCATAATCCAACCACCCAGCAACCGGAACACCCATAACAGGTGATAATCCATAACCATATTTTATTGAAATAACTTTATATTTGAGTAGTTTGAGTAATGTCATAACTTGACTACTTGTATGACCCACATAACAAATTAAAAATATTTGTTTATCTTTTGGCATTTTTTTTAGATTTTTCTCATCAAGTATATCTAACCAAAATATATTTTTTGCTCCTTTAATATGAAACTTTTCATAATCCTGTTTTTTTCTTAAATCTATTAAATAATAATCTTTCTTTTTCAAATAGTAATCATTGTAAAAATCAGTAGGGGTTATGTAATTCCAATCATTTTTTGTTTCTTTAAGATATTCTCTTAATTTTGTTGTGATGTCCATCTATAATAGTGTTATAAAATAATATCAAAAATAATTTTGATTATTAAGTTTATTTTTACATATTCTAAGCAATATTTTTATGATTATAACACAAATCTTTGCTATTTTTGTATTGGTAAATATATTCTATCCTTTCATTTCTAGATAGTTTCTTTTATTTTTTTGATACAAAAATGCTCCACCATTTAATTTAGTCTCACACATTTCACATATTAATGCTCCACTAACATTTTTAAATGTACAAGCATTACATGTGTGAAAAGGTTTTGAACTTGCTGATGCTACAAAACCGGGACCACCTGGTGCGATTGGTACATAGTCTGAACTTGCTGATGCTCCAAAACCGGGTCCACCTGGTACGATTGATACATAGCCTGAACTTGCTGATGCTATTGGAACAGATATTGGACAATTACGAGTTAAATGACTATTTATTGCTCTACACTTTCTACATATATGTTTTAAATGGGTCTCTAAGCATCCAGAAACTCCACACCTAATTACTGCTGACGCTGATGCGACTGACGCTGATGCGGCTGATACAGTAGGTTCATCAGGTTTACCTATAGCACTTAGTAGTGCTGAGGGTCTAGATTGTTTTACATTATGTCTTGCTATGAAGTGAGCATAATTATCTTCATATTTACACGAGGAAGGACATGGTGTATGTTGAAATTTAGCATAATGTTGATATTGTGTATCTCTACAATGGGGATTGGCGCAATTATGTTTAAATTTATAATAGTGTTCAAAATCAAATTTTTCAGGGGTTTTAACATGTCCTGTCATTACACAATCAATAAGTGGCGGAAATGGTCTAACAATAACATCTTGGCGATTTAGTTCTTTAATTTCAGTAACATCCATCCTAAACATTTTACTAGTTTTATAAAATATATCATAATTACCATCACTTGCGTTTTTTGGTATTGCAAAACAAACACCACCATATAAATTTTTATATTTACTTAATACTCTAAAAAAAATAGTACTTATTAAATGTTTGTATTCTAATTTACGATCAGGTGGCAAAAAAGCACCACAACCGAATGCTCCCAATACTAATATAGGTTTTTTTTTAAAATTTATTTTTCTTTTTTTACCATCATTCCATCTTATATCTGGTCGATTTATAGAATCACAAAAAGGAACGCATACAATTTTTTCTATTAAACTTTCAATTTCGTGTTCTTGTTTTATTGCTTTTTCATATGATATTCCCTTATTATTTGGAGCAGCAGCTGTTATAATAGATGCTGAATATGGCGTTGTATGGCGTAAATCACCATCTCTAACAAATTCAGCATTTTGTGTGTATATTATTCTTCTATTCCAAATACCCCAATCTCTATAACTAAATGAATCGCCATTCTGAACTCCATAAGTTCTCAATGAATTCCATAATGAGGGACTTGTTAAACATAATGATTCTTCCTGAGCAATTGCACCATTAATTACACCACCCCCAACATATGTGTCATTTGCAAAATTTAGTGCTATTATTTCTCTATCTTTAAATAATTGATTTAGGTGAATTAACGCACCATTTGTTGTTGTATCTAAAAAATATATTTCTGTTTCAAATTGTCCTTTTTTTATTACTGCTGGTGGTTTAATTTTAGAACAATCAAACATTGTTGAAGGACATACTTGCGACCCTAAATCAGATGCAATGTTATCAGCAAACACACGAGAACGTTTCATTCGTTCTAACGCAAATTCAATTGGTTTATGTTCCATTATTATATATTATAACGCCATAAATTTTATATTCAAATAACTTATGTGGTTTTATTTTTTTGCCAATATATTTTTTCTTTGGATATATTTTATTATAATGTCTCCATTTTGAGTGCCATAAACTTACATAATTTCCAATTTTATTTTCTGTTATCCAGAATTCAGGAGCATTATAATTATAATAAATACATTTGCTAAGTTTTCTTATATAGTCTGTTTTACTCCACCAAAAATTACCAGAATAATGACATTTTTGTCCTGGTAAATCTTGTAAATTAACTCCAACAGTATCATTGTTTTTAAGTATTTCTAAACATTCTTTGTATTTGTATATATTGAAATAACACATATATGATGTCCAACTTGAAATGTTTTTGTTTTCAGCTTTTGATACTCCTTTTGTATGTAAGTATAGCACATTGAAATCTTCTTTTTGTGCATCTTCATATAATGTATTGATAGTAAATACTTCATACAATTTTACATTTTCTGATTTATTCCTTATTATTATTTTTGGATCATTAAATAATTTTACATTGTATTCTCCTAATACACAACATCTAATTTCTTTTATTTCATCATACAAACCACTGTCTTTTATTTTATGTAATAATTTGTTAAATATTTTTTCATAATTATTGATACAACAAACGTGAATATAAATATAATTATTCATAATATATCTTTTTATATTTCTTATCTTTTTATCGTCTCTCTGTTTATATACTTTATTATTTTGTATATAACCACAACAGCAACAAAAAACATTGCTTTTATCATCTCTTTATTTGTTGGGATTGACATTATAATTTTATAGAATAATAAATAAATTTTATATCTGCTATCTACAAACGCCTAAGTTTTGGCAATGGAGGCGGCAGAACATCCGTCGTATGTTCAGTTTCAAGTTTATTCTCAAACTCGATATCATAACCATAGTGCTTAAGCATTGTTTCTACAACATCTGCTCCACGTGGAATTGTAACACTGAGTAAAAATATACCGTGCTCCCATAAATAGGTATATGTTCCAGTCTCATTTTCCAGAATTTCAGGATAAAGATAGCAAATGCGATAAAATATGCCATCTTTTTCACCTGTCTCGATATCGTACTTTTGATCGCATTTGTCGAAGATGTCTCTCTCATCTCTTTTAGATGATGGGTTTGGTCTTAACACAAAATGTGTTATATTGTGATTGTAGCGCGTTCCCTTACACGCTCCATTGGGAATAGTGTCAGTCCCAAAAACAACGAGTAGTCCTTGCAGTAGTTCTTGCCGCAATACTTTAACAAAAAAGAGAAATCCCATTTTGTTTATTATTTTATTATAAAAATATCAAACCCTTCATTTTTTCATTTTTTACAGACCATAAAAAATGAATTTCTTTATTCATTGCCTCATTATGTATTAATCAATAAAATGAATTCTAATACTGTCAATAAATTGAAAAATAGAATTCCATATTTAACGTCTGGTTCGTTTGCTCTTGTTATAAAATTGGCTAATATCAAATTAGATAATTATACAGTTCTCAAAGATGGCGAACCTCATATTGATACAACTGATTTCAAAATATATTTCATTTCTATTTGTCTTATTGCTATGATTTGGGATTTAATCCATACAATGGAAGCAACTATTTTATTTAATAATAATGATGATGATAATGATGAGAATCTAACTTATGAAGACCATACAACTATTTGCCATAAAGTAAAAAAAATTATAAAAAAAATATTGTTCTGTTGTTTGTCATTAGTAATTGCTCTTTTACTTTTCATAACATTTACTAATATATTAACAGATGGTCTCCCATTTTATATTTTCTTTGGTTTTACAAATGATTTGGATATTTTGATATATGGAATTATTATTCCCCTTGTATATATATTGAATATTATTGAAGAAACTTATTTGAAAAAATATCTTGATGCTTATATGATTTTAGAAAAAAAAGATGACATTAATGAAACAAGTAATTTATTTGGTTCAAGACATAAGAAAACAACAACTGTTTCAAACATAATATAGACACATTTTTTTATGTTTTTTTATAATATATGAGTAAAAAAAAATATAAAATGGTTTTGCCATTGTTATCTACCATTATACATCACAAAGAACCTATTAAAGAGCATTATAAAGAACATCATAAAGAACATCATAAAGAAGAAAATTTTTGTGATACGTCGAGTGATACTAATGTAAAAGAAGAAATAGTTGTTCTCCAAAGCAAATGTGAAGAAGCGAAATTAATTTATGATTTCACAAATACAAATATTTCTGTTCGTGAATTTACAGACTGTTTTACAGTTGATGATTATTGGGGTGGAGAGAATAATTACGATTCAAATGATATTAAAATAATAGACACTCCGTCAATCTTGAAAAATACGTGGTTTTCATTTACACTTAATATTCAAATCTCGGTCATTAATAAAACTCATCACGATTTAATTGATAATAAACTTATTATTAATCTATCTGGTATATTTAATAATCCTAAAACAATTACTTATGAACAAGGCAATGATACTATTACTCTTGAATATTCAACTAATAATGAAACAATTATTTTAAAAAATGACTTTATCGCAAATAACTATAATATGAATTCTTATGATGGTGTAATACCAGAAAAATTCACAAGTATAGATGATGGAATTATTCCAATTGGTGATATGAAAGGATATGGGTCTAATATATGTAATTTAGTCATTAAAGGATATTCTGCTACAAAATTAGAAAATAATTCTTCTTTCACATTAGAATGTACTCTATTTAGTAAAATTAAATGTCCCAATTGTAGTATAAAACATTGTAGTATTTGTTCTTATCTCAAAAATAAAATACCATATGTATTAACTAAAAAAATAGCATTACCTGATAAAACTTGTAGTAATGACTGATGGAATATTATAATAGTTATATTTTTTTTATATTCAATATATTTATAACAATGTGCGGTAACGAAAATTGTAATTGTAATATTTCTTATGAGGTTCTAACAAGAGCAACAAATGTAAAAAACTTTACTGATGCTTATACTTTGTCTAATGATTGGCAATTAGAAGATAGAGTTTTCTATAATGATGATGATAATTATCAACCTGTATCCGAACCTCCTACTTTCTTGAATAATCGTAATCTATGTGGTGTTTTTGATTTAAGCGCAAAAATAACTATAAAGAATAATTCTAATCAAGATATAACAAATCCCCAAATTATTTTGCCAACTATTTTTAGCAATTATATAACAGTTAATGAAAACGACTTTTACTATTATGTTTATGAAAATCAAAATTTTCTAATTTTATTTCAACATACATCTGATTCAAATGCACAAAACCCAAATATAACAGTGTATTCACAAGAATCTAACGGAGATATAGAGTATAATGGAGAACAATCTAATATTGAAGGTGGTATATTAAGATTAGATGATGTTTCATTAAATGCAAAAATGTCTTGTATTATTAATTTTAATATTCACGTATATGTCAAAAATCATTCTAATGATTTCTCATTTACTACATTATTCTATGGTCTGGTGGGTAGTGCAAAAAAATGTAGTTGTTGTTGTTTAAAACAAACTAAATTACCAATTATTGATAATTCAGTAATTGAGTTAGATTATGATTCAGATTGCTGTTAATTTTAATTTACAGCAGTGATTATTTTATAATATTTTATTATAATATAAATGCACTCAAACCTTATTTATAGTGATTGTAGTAAATTAATAATGTGTATTGATACAGAATTAACACAAATCAAGAAATTCTCTGAAGCTTATACTATTCTTTATGATTGGCAATTAGAAACACATTATGATAATACGTCTCCAACTAATATTATTCAGAATTCTCCTCCTGATTTTTTAAATAATGCGTGTGGTGTTTTTGAATTAACATCAACTATTAAAATCTCTAATAATTCAGCACAAAATATAATCAATCCTAATTTAATTTTTATGAACTCATTATTAAGTTCTAAGAAATATCATACTACTGGTGGAAATTATTTTGTTTCATTTGGTAATATGGATTTTATTATATTATCAAATGATGTACTCATAACAACATACCTTTTAGATAATGATTCGGACATAACATATAATAGTTATACAATAAGTGGAAATAATTATGAAAATTTGATTGATTTGGGTTCTATTCATTATGCTAATACAACTAATACTATTGTTATAAAAGCAAAAATTTATGTTATGAATTGTGATATTGATACATTACCAGTTGATGCTTTTTATTCTGGAAAAGTTGGTTCTCTTGTTAAATGTTCTAAAAAATGTATCAAACAATGTGATTTACCATTGCGATTTGATAATAGTTATTCATTAGTTTATAGCAATTGTTAATTTATTTTTATTTATAATAAAAATAAATAAATTTAGTCTTCATATAACCAATTAAATATTTTTTCAATCATCAGTAATCCAAATGCGATACAAATGAAGAAAAACGCAATTAAAAGTTCTTGTTCTTGTGTAAATAGCATTTTTGTTGTTTGTTCTTATCATTTACACATACTAATATATACATTATTTCAATTTTTATTGGTCTTTAGGAAGATATTGCATCTTTAGTAATAGAAGAACAATGAAAACAAGAGCGTGAACAATAACGCCCTTAACGTTGGGACATCCATTCTCGTCAGCAAGACCAAGTCCTAATTTAGCAGTCATTCTGTAAGCGTCAGTGCTAGAAAGAATGAAGAACAACATTGCTCCGCATAGAGCGTATTTGGCAATAAGACCATCGCTCTTGTCTCCCATACCCATGTAATTATAACGCACCATCATTTTCATAATAAAGAATTCAATCGCAAAGAAAAGTGCGAAGTGAAGAAATTTCCCTTCTGGGGTTGGGCAATTAGAGGTGAAAGTATTAGTCAGTTTATTTGTTTGTAAATATACTTCTGGCAAACTTACAAGGACAAAAGTAAGACCGGCAATAGATGAGGCAGTTAATTTTTTAGTGAAACTGGTATCAGACATTATATAATTTAATTATATATATTTTTTATAAAAAAAATAATTTATTATGTTAAGATTACAATTTATAATTTGTTATTATATTATAATGTCTTATATACTTAATAAATTAGTTGGATTATCAAATATTGGCAATACTTGTTATATGAATTCAACATTACAAGCATTATTTGGTTCAAATATATTTAATAATGTTCTTTTCTTATACTTGAAAAAATATCCCAATTGTATCGATAATATAAGTTATATGTTAAAAGCATATATAAGTCTTGTAATTGAAATTTCTAGAACAAATAATTCATTCTATAATCCTGCAGAATTTAAGACTATTTTGGGAAAAGAAAATGATTTATTCTTTGGGTATCAACAACAAGACGCTCACGAATTACTTGTATATCTTGTAAATGATTTTTGTGATGATAAAAAAAGTAAAAAAATTTCTCAACTTATCAAGAAATTATGTTTTGGCAAATACAAGCAATATGTTTATTGTAAAAGTTGTAGAAACACTTCAATTACTTACACAGAATTTTTTGATATTAATTTACAAATTCCTAATAAATCAAATATCACACTAAAAGATTGTTTTGAAGAAGAATTCTTAAAAATAGACAGACTTGATGATGACAATAAATATTTTTGTAATACTTGTCAAACAAAAACAGTAGCAAATAAAAAAATAGAAATAGAATCAGTCCCTGATGTTTTATTTATATCTTTAAAACGATTCACAAATAATAATAAAATTTCAACACCAGTAAAAATATGTCATAATATTAATTTAGAAAATAAAAAATTAGAATTAGTTTCTACTATAAATCATTATGGAGGTTGTGGTGGCGGACATTATACCGCAAATGTAAAAAAGAATGGTTCTTGGTATAATGCTAATGATAGTAGCATAAATAATATAAATTTTTCTTTGGAAGACCCATCAATATATGTTATGGTATATCAGTTTTGTGATTAATTATACAAAATAAAAACTCTAACAATAAATATCATATACAAATAAAAATGTCTGAATTTAGTATTATTCTTTGTGCTGATGCTAACAATACCATTGATATTTCTTGGGATATTACAGAAGATATGAAATATTTCAAACAACTAACAACAAATAATATTGTTATTATGGGAAGAAAAACAGCAGACACACTAATAAATCCATTGAAAAATAGACTTAATATTGTCCTAACAAAAGAACAAAATTATAGAGAAGGATTTATTAATTTTTCTAATTTAGCATCAGCATTAGAATATTCATCAAATCAAATAAACAAGAAAATATTTGTTATTGGGGGTTTGAAATTATTTGATGAAGCAATACAACATCACAAGTGTAGAAATGTGTATATAAATAATATTAATAAATCGTATATCAATAATAAATTATTTTTGAGTGAAAATTTTTTAACCATTCTAAAAACTTTTACTCAGCAATCACACGAAAAAATAAATACTTTTTGTGTTAATCTACAAGAACCTGTTATTCTTAGTATCCATCATTATGTATATAAAAATCACGAAGAAATACAATACCTAAATTTATTACAAAAGATAATAACCCAAGGAGAATTAAGAGATACAAGAAATGCACAAACATATTCGTTGTTTGGTGAAAAATTAGTATTTGATTTACAGAATGGATTTCCATTATTAACAACCAAAAAAACATTTATTAGGGGAATTATTGAGGAACTATTATTTTTTCTGAGAGGAGAAACAAATACTAAAATATTAGAAGAAAAAGGAGTAAATATTTGGAAGGGCAATACATCAAAAGAGTTTTTACAAAATAATAATAAAAATTTAGTTGAAGGGGATATGGGTCCAATGTATGGTTATCAATGGAGACACTTTAATAAACATATAGACCAATTAGAAATACTAATAAAAAACATTGTTGAAGATCCAAATTCAAGAAGATTATTATTAACAACATATAACCCATCACAGGTTGAAGAAGGTGTTTTATATCCTTGCCACGGATTAATTACCCAATTTTATGTGAAAAATAATAAAATATCCTTACAGACTTATCAGCGTTCTTCTGATAGTTTCTTGGGATTGCCCTTTAATATAGCATCATATGCTTTGTTATTACATATTGTTGTTAATTTAGTGAATAATAACAAAAATAGAAAACATAAAGAAGATTATGATGTTGGAGAAATGATTACTATTTTAGGTGATACACATATTTACTCAGATAAAAAAGCAGACCATTTATCCGTTGTAAAACAACAAATAACATTAATAGATAAAACTTATAGATTTCCTAAATTAATTTTTAATGCCAAATTACAAGACCTAAAAGATATTAATAAATTGGTGGCAAGTGATTTTATTATTATTGATTATAATTGTCATCCAGCATTAAAAGCACAAATGGTTGAATAGGTTATGCTTTTAGTAATAATACATAATAATATTATTAATTATGGGCGTATTGTGATGATTTTGATTTGTGAATTGTTAAATGTCAAAAATTAAAAAAAACGTATATATTGTATTTTTTATTAAAACATCACAATTCAAAATTATTAAATCTCTCTAGCGGGATTATTACGATGTCTGGCAAGATTATTGCGATGCCTGACGAGTCGTTAAAACATAAGACGCTTGGTGCAATCAAGAATGTGTTCATGCACTTACGACTGGGCCCGGATAGTGACTGGAGAATTTTGTGCGTTGAGTTCGGTGGACTTTGGGTTGAGCTCTTTTTGCTGTGGATCATGTATTTGTATTGTCCAGTTAGTGACAATTCAACAAAAATGCACCAAGAGCTTGAAACTCTGCCAGTTTCTTTGGAGATGCCTTGGGGAATGGTTGTGGCAGAGTCTAATAAACTCGGGCGAATCTCAGCAAATGTCGATTATAGGGTTGAATGGACATCCATACGACTTTGTGAAATTAGGCTGATTAAAATAGAGAATTCCTCTATCAACAAGATGATAACGACCGTGACACAAATCAATTTAGGACCCGAAAATCTCCATTGTTTTTTGTTAGACATTATCAATCGCTTGGAAAAATCACTGCGCCAGGAGGTTGAGGAAGATTAGTAAGATGATGAGAGCGATGATGTAAATGAGTAATTTATACTATTTTTTATTATTCGTTCTAGTAATAATAAAGCATATTATAATGAGAGTGAGTTATTGAATGTCAAAAATTGAAAAAACGTATATATAGTATTTCTCATTAAAATATCAATATCAAATAGAGTGCGTTTAGATGGCACTTAGCAAACTTGGGAATTTGTACGATTCTGTCGCTTGTGTAGAGTCATATGAAAAATCGATTGACGATATACATAGAATAGTTCTTGCGGCACTACAAGAACTGATTCATATTTTAGAATCAAGTCAAGGCGAGCTTTCTTGCGAACTTGTGGGGTTATTTGCGGAGAAGGCCCTTATTGATGAAGTTGCTAAATTCTGTAAAATTCAAGAGGTAACAAAACCTCTGCTCCTTGATGACCAATTAATTATTGTTCATCTGCCGATGACAGCTGTTCGTGTGCCGGGCTACGTTCCCAAAATCGCACCTGGGAGATCCGTCGCAATTGAGGAGGATTATTTTAAATGGTCGTTTGTCAATCCCCATGAGATTCAGTTCTTTTCATTCTCTTGGCGGGGTGACGTATCAGTGGACGTGTCGACTATGGAACTTGGGAAACTTTTGATTTTTCTGAAGTTTATTGCTGACAAGTTTAGTACGGATCCCCTCACCCATTCATAAGATGAGGGATATGAGTATTATTATTTATTTATCCTTCTCTCTCTCTCTCTCTCTCTCATCATTATAAATGTTCTGAGAATTTTTTAATTAATGAATAAATCAGTGTAAGCATAGTAATGTTAACAGATATGTAATTTATTATTATTCATTATAGTAATAATAAAAAACATATTGTAATAATAGTGAGTTATTGGATATTACAAATAAAAATGTATATAGTAAATTAATTTAAGAAATTTTTATTAATTGTACTTTTTATTTTATGTTATAAAATAAAAATTAATATAATAAATTATTTAATCCAATTCTTCAACATTTGGCATTCCTGGCATCTTGCCTCCCATATCCATCTTCTTCATCATATCTTGCATCTCTTTCATTTTAGCAGGGTCTTTCATCATTTCTTGAAACATCTCCGGATTAAATCCATCTGGCATTCCTGGCATTCCCCCCATTCCCCCCATTCCAGGCATTCCTGACATATCTGGCATTCCCCCATTCTCTCCACCTCCATTCGCATATAATTTGCTACTTAATGGATGCCATAATTTGTCTAAATCAGTGCTTTTAATTTCATATTCTTCTTTTGTTGCACTTGAATTGCTTTCTAACCATTGTTGTCCTTCTTCAACAAACTTACTCACTTTCTCAACATCTTCACTATTTTCGCCAACAAGTTTTTCTTTATTTTCATTTAATGCTGACTTTACTCTATACAAATTATTTTCAAATTTATTTTTTGCTTCAATTACTTCTGCTTTTTGTTTGTCTTGTTCTTCATATTGTTTTGCTTCATTAACCATTCGTTCAATGTCATCTTTTGATAATCGTCCGGTGTTATTTTCAATTTTGATAGTGTGTAGTTTTCCTGTGCCTTTATCAGTAGCAGTTACTTTAAGAATTCCATTTGAATCTAAATCAAAAGCTACTTCAATTTGAGGCACTCCTCGTGGTGCTGGGGCGATGCCTTCAAGATTGAAATTTCCAAGCAAATTATTATCTTTCGTAAATTTGCGTTCTCCTTCAAATACTCGAATAGTTACAGCGGGTTGATTATCAGCATATGTAGAAAAGATTTGTGTTCTCTTACATGGAATTGTAGTATTCCTATCAATAATATTTGTCATAATTTGTCCGCTTGTTTCAATTCCCAATGATAATGGCGTAACATCAGCAAGAACAATCTCATTTGCTTGTCCTTCTGCTGTATTTGTAAGAATTGCTCCCTGAACTGACGCTCCATATGCTACTGCTTCATCTGGATTAATTGACTTGTTAAGTTCCTTTCCATTAAAATATTCTGTCAGTAATTGCTGAACCTTAGGAATACGAGTTGAACCACCAACAAGCACTACTTCATTAATTTGACTTTTTGACATCTTAGCATCTCTTAAAGCATTTGATACTGCTTCAAGTGATTCACGAAAATAATGTCCTACCAAATCCTCAAATTTTGCTCTCGTGAGATTTGACACAAAATCAATCCCATTACATAGACTATCAACCTCTACTGGTGCTTGTGTAGATGAACTAAGATTTCTCTTTGCTTTCTCTGCTTGTGTTCGTAATCGTCTCATTACTTTATCATTAATATCTTCCTTTGATACCTTTCCTTTATTTTTACTCAAAAATTCTTTAACTAGATGGTCTGTGATAATTTGATCGAAATCTGAACCTCCCAAATTTACATTACCATTTGTTGATTTTACCTCAAACAAACCATCAGCAATTGTCAAAACAGATACATCGAATGTTCCCACATTGATATAAAAGTATCTGCGTTTCATTTGGCTCTTTATCCAAATGCCATACCCTTTCGGAATATGCCGGACTATATCTTGATTATGTCAGTAAATTAAAAAAATTTACAAGTGTATTTGGAAACAACATAATATATTTTTGATTATTATTTTCTGCATATATATTAGCGGCTTTCTCTTTTTCTTGCCACTTTCCTGACTCAATATTTTTTTTATGCCAGATGTGATTATCTTTTATTTCAACTAAATATTTTTTAATTATAAAATCAACATAATATTTTCTTTTTTTATTTTCGAAATCATATTCAATAATAGGGCCATTATTAATAACTATTTTTCTTTCATTACACATATCAATAAATTTTTTTTCTAATTTTGATCTATATAATAAATTTTCATTATTAATATTTTTACAATTACGTATTTTAAAAGCATCATTTGTAAAACGACAGTCTTTACACATAATTTTTTTTCGTGCCCTTTGTATTTTTAATTTATTATTTGTAAATGATATTAAACAAGATTCGCATTTATATTCAATTTTTTTTATTTTAATTATTACGTCTTTTTCTATATCATGTATTACTGGGACATATTTAACATTATTGCGAACAATGTAATAAGGCACATATATATATTTATTTTTATCAAAAGCAATACCATTAATATTTATTATTTTATCATTAATTTTACTAAACATTTCAATTGTAAAATTTGATAAGAAATATTGTTCTTGAAATTTAGCAGTTTCTTTTTGAAAAGCAACCATACTATCATATATGTAATTTTTTGGTATTATTAGATTGTTAGTTTTAGTTTTTATAGGTAATTTTAACCTTTTCATACCCTTAAATCTTTTTGATTGATTTTCTTTTTTAATGCTGCTAAATTCTTTGCATAAGGTACAATTTAAACAACCTAAGTTAATACGCCTTAATAAACTTTTTACAGAATAATTTTCACAATAATTATTACAAAATACGCAATTATATGTTATTTTTGCTTTTACGCTAATTGGTATATCATTTAAAATAATTTTATATATTGATTTTTTTGTAGATGAGTATTTTGACACAAATAATTTGATTTCGATTTTTTCATTTGTAATGTTGATTATATTATTATTACTATTAATAGAAATAATTTTAGTTGGTAGCAGAGTTAATAATTTTTCCATTATATAATATATTATATTATATTGTTTATACCTTTTTAACATAACCCCATGCACTCGTGTCGCTTTCTTCGTGAACTTTAATAATAAAGTTTTTAGATTACTTGCGTTAGTCTCTGAGCCTTCAACTTATTTCTAAGTTGCTTGGTTGCGGATTGTCTATATATTTTTTGGCGTTGTTACTATCCCAAATGAGTTACCATTTGCCATTTTAATATCACTATTAAAACTTAGTATCCAAAAACTTTAAGAGTTTCCCGCAATTCACATGGTTTTTTTAATGGGAAGCAGAACATTTATTTACCACCCATATCATACACAAGAATATTGTGTTCTTCATCATTACCAACCTTATTCTTCTGCAATCCATACGCAATGGATGCCGCAGTTGGTTCATTAATAATTCTCAATACATTTAGACCAGCAATAAGACCCGCATCTTTTGTAGCATTTCTTTGCGCATCATTAAAATATGCTGGCACTGTAATAACAGCATCCTTTACTTCATATCCTAAAAAGTCTTCTGCAGTTCTCTTCATCTTTTGTAAAATAAATGCTGAAATCTGTTCTGGACTATAATTTGTCACTTTATTGTTTCGCTCAATTCTTACCATTGGTTTGTTATTTTCATTTACTACATCAAATGAAAAATGCTTCATATTCTGTTGAACACTTTCTTCATCAAATCTCCGTCCAATCAATCTCTTGACATCATAAACCGTATTCTTTGGGTTCATATTTGCTTGGTTCTTAGCAGATTCACCAACTAAGATTTCATCATCCATAAAAGCAACATAAGAGGGAGTTGTTCTATTTCCTTGGTCGTTGTTAAGAATCTCAACATTTCCATTCTTATACACACCAACGCAAGAGTAAGTAGTTCCCAAATCAATACCGATACAAGTAGTTTTAGACATAGTATGAAATAAATATTATCATATTTATTTAACCCAATAAAAATAAAAAATTTTAGACAAGCATAAAAGCAAAAATAATAATACACAACATAATAATATAAAATTCTGTTTTGATAGTCTCATAATTATTGCCAAATGTTTCTATAACATCATAAACATATTTGTTGAATTTCTTTTTTTCTGGTTTTTTTCCAGTATCTACAAATAATGGTGTCTTATAATCATCAATATAATATTTAGTATCACAAGTATTCATATCATTAATATTTGGTCGCGTATTCTCATAAAAATATCCAGCATTTGTGTCTTTCAAATTATCTATATCTGTGTCAATATTATTCTTATCTAATATACCAATATTATAACCATCACAAGAATTTTGTTTATGAATAAAAGGTATGGGTAATATTGTTTTATTATAATCATCCGAGTCTTTTATATGAAATTTATATCTGACATCTAAATTACTATATTTATTCATTTATATTATTCACTTAAATAAATATTTTCGCAGTCCATCAATTTCCACATATTTATTGTCTTCTATTTTATACAAATTCATTATTTTTTCAAATAAACTACATCGAGTGTTATCTTTCTTTTTCCCATAGGTATAGTGATTATCCAATTTCATTGAATAGACAAACTCAAATAATCTTTTATTTTGAATATCTTCGTCTTCTAATGTAAGTATCTTTTCAAATTTATTATTTTTTATTACACTATTTATAATTTCTTTTGACCTTTGTTTTAGAACATATTTTTCGTCATTTGTATTATTTTCATCTAATGCTAATACAACAACATTTAGTTTAATACATAATTCGTGAAATATAGTATGAATGTTAGGATTGTCTATTTTTGTTAATAAAATAATTGTTGCTGTTCTTTTTGCAAGTAATTCTAAAAAATATTTGCTCTCTTCTGTTGCGTGAGCGATAATAATTAAATTTTGATTTGATAATCCTGCCATTATAATCTATATTTATATTTTAGATTTTTGAATTAATTTAATTGCAGTGTCAAATCCTTTAGACTCAAAATGTAATCCATATCCACAACCCACGCGCGTTGTTGATTTAATATTATTATCATTACACAAAATAAACATATTATTTTCATCTTTATCGATGAAAATAATCTTTCCGATTGTATCTGAATAATATTTCTTTTTAAGGTCATCTTCATCTTCATCTTCATATAAAACTACCTGCGACGATGTTATATAAGATACATGAATAATATCTCCACACTCATAAAGAGTATCATTTATTATAATCTTCTCATTATTATATTTCTCTTTTTGAGTTCTTCTCATAACATTTTTCATTTCGTAAAATTTGCTATCATAGTCATCGTCACATTGATTGTGTTCATTTAGAGCAAGAAATTTCTGTATTGTTCCATAATTACACTCGATATCAAAATTGTAATCCATTTAGAGTTATTTGTTATTATATTTATTGATTGTTCATCAAGATATTATTATTTTCAATTTTTACTAACTGTCAATATCATTATCCGGCAATCTTTCATAAATCATATCTATTTTTTTATAAATTAATTCTATTTTTTTGTATATCATATTAATTTTTTTATGTAAATAATTATTCTCTTTTCTTAATTCATCTATTGTTTGTATTTCATTATTTTCATTATTTATCTTTTCTGGTAGGGGTGGTTTATTTTTTCTTTGTGATATTTCTGCTAATTTCTTTTCTTCTGCTAATTTCTTTTCTTCTGCTAATTTCTTTTCTTCTGCTAATTTCTTTTCTTCTGCTAATTTCTTTTCTTCTGCTAATTTCTTTTCTTCTGCTAATTTCTTTTCTTCTGCTAATTTCTTCTCTTCTGCTAATTTCTTCTCTTCTGCTAATTTTTTGTCTGCTAATTTTTTGTCTGCTAATTTTTTGTCTGCTAATTTTTTGTCTGCTAATTTCTTCTCTTCTAATTTCTTATCTTCTAATTTCTTCTCTTCTAATTTATTGTCTTCTAATTTCTTCTCTTCTGCTAATTTATTGTCTTCTGCTAATTTATTGTCTTCTAATTTATTGTCTTCTAATTTCTTCTCTTCTAATTTATTGTCTTCTAATTTATTGTCTTCTAATTTATTGTCTTCTAATTTATTGTCTTCTAATTTATTGTCTTCTATGTATTCTTTGCTTTCAATATTATCTGCTCCATCGTCTTCTGGTATATTGTCAGTTAATGTATTTTCATAATTACTTCCTTCAATAATCTCATTGTCATCATCATCTATTAAATCATCAATTTCATCTTCATTAATTATATTATCAGCAATAATTTTTTTGCCATATTTAGGGAAAACTGGCATATCAACACCAAATTTTTTCTTGTATAAACCTTTTCTTATCTTGGGATGCTCATCAATTTTTTTGTATGGATGATATATTAATCCATAATTAACATTATTATATCTCCAATTGGCACGAAAAAAAATATTTCTCATTTCAATTGGATTAACTATTTTTAGTCCATTATTATTAGCAAGAGTGTTGAAAAAGAATTCGTGATATAATAATGTTTTATGCTTTTTAGCATAATCATTAATAAGTTCTAATAATTTTTTAGATAATCTACAACAACACATCATACTTTGAAACCAAGGTTTTGCTATTTTATTTTCTGCATAATGCCAATGAACCCATTTCTCAATCTTTTTTTCTGGTGTATGTGTAGCACATAATAAATCAGCATTTGGATATGATTTATTAATTTTATCAAAAACATCGTGAGATGTAATTAAAATATCATCTTCAATAAGATAAATATGATCATAACTCTTGTCTTTTACGCAAAAATGATATAATGCTTTATCCCACGCACATGGTCGTTTTTCATTATTTAGTGTATATGCCAAAATACAATTAATAAACCCTTTTTTTGCGCATTTCTTATTATCATATTGTATAACATTTACTGGTAATTCGGTAGCATCAAATTTATTATCATCAATAGAAATATAAGTATCAAAATCATCTCTGTTAATTTCTTGTGCGAAATCAATAAGTTCTTGTTTTGGAGTTCTACATAAAAAAACAATTGCGGTCTTCATATATTATAGTTTTTTATTTTAAAATTGGTTTATTTTCTTCACTAATTCCTGCTCCCACAAACATATTTTTTGTATTTATATCAGTTTTTATAATCCATTGTGATATATTTTGTGTAAATTCATTAGCATTATAAAACATATAACTCATATCTTTTACATTTTCTATATCCCAATTAGATATATATTGGTTAAAAATACTTTTCTCAAACATACCACTCATATTAATTATATTTTTAGTATTCCAGTTTGTTATATCTTGGTTAAAATTTTTTGTTTCACTAAACATTTCACTAATATCATCAACTGTCTCAATTAATTCATCTGGAACTTTGGTAAGACTAATACATCGTTTAAATGATATCTTATTTAATTTTGATGTTCCATAGCTAACTACTTCTTTTAAATAAAAGCATTCCCAAAAAGGTAATTTACCATAATTAATATAAGTTATATTATCACCATAAATAGTAATTTTGTATTCTCCTTTATTTTTAAATGTGTGTGTAAGTTCAGTTTCTTCAACATCATTTTCAAATATAATCCTATGATTATTTCCATCAATTGGGAGTCTAATTGTTTGATTATCATATTTAATATCATAAATCATAATTATTGGTGCTTCGTGATAAGCATAGATAAATTTATACAGTTCTTTCTCATTTAACATTTCCAATAATTCTTGTTTAAGATGATTCAGCATTTTAGTTTATGATATATTTAATTTATATTCTTGATACTTATATTTTCAATATTTTTATGACTTCTTTTTCATAAATATTTTTCATATATTTTAAATCTTCTTTGAAATCTTTTCTTGTTTCTACTTTTTTTCCATAAGAATATTCTATTGCTTTTGTTAATTCTTTTGTGTCTGGATACACTGTGTATAATTTGAATTCAGTAAAACTAATATTCTGGTCTATTTTTTCAAAACTATCAATAAGATAACCATTATTTTTATTTATTAATTCATTCATCGGTGGATGATTTATTGTTATAACAAATGTATTTCTATATCTTGCTTCATTAATATAATGTCCAAATCCTTCTTTTGAACTTACGCATATTGCAGTTGATGCTATACATAATAATTTATTATATTCCTCAAAAGGTATCATTTCTTTGTAAAATGTAATATTTCCAATTTGTAATTTATTTTCTTTATTATTAAAAACATCACAATCATATTTCAAATAATTTTTAAAATCATCAATCATATAATTAAAACATCTCCCCCAACAAGTTATTATTAATCTTATATTTTCATTTAAATGTCTATAATAATTATTATCTATCCAATTTTTAACAACATACGCAACATTTTTAAATTGTGAAGAACCTGCAAACAAAATATATAAGTTTTTATCTTTCACAATATCTCTACTTTTTATTTTCATTTCCTTTGGGATAAATGTTGAAAATTTTGTGTATATAATACTATACATAAAATTATTGTCTTTTTTTATGTTTTCAAAATATGTATAACTTATTTTTGTTTTACACAATATAATATCAATATCTTTCAACATTTCACATTGCTTATTATTTTTGAATAATTCGTGATTTGGCAAAAATAATTTTTTATTAGCTTTAATTTCAACAATTTTCTCAATAAATAAAACATTGTCAGTATTTATTTTATCTACCTTTTGATTTATTATTATTGTTTTTACATTATTTTTCTCAAAAATATATTTACATAATAATGCGTCATTTAATAAACCAATTGTGTTTTCTATTATAATTGACAACATAATGTATATTATTATTTATTAATAAAATATATCTTATAATAATATATGAATTCACGATGGACAACAGAAGAAAAAAATAAACTCATAAATTTGTATTCAAATAAAAAAACATTTGCTGAAATTGGCAAAATCCTAAATCGCTCTCCTAACGCAATAAAACTACGTATTGAAGCAATAATATACACAAATTTAGCAAAAAATAAATCTCCAAAAGATATTGCTAAATCTTTAAATATTGATATGGATACATTAAAAAAACATTATTATTCTCATAAAAGTTTCAAAGAAAATAGAGGTGAAAAAGTTGTTGATATAAGTTTTGATAATATCAAACAAAATAAATTAACAGATGAAAATCGTATCCTAGAAGAAATATTAAAAAATTATGAAATGAAAAAAAAAATAAAAAAACTATACAAAGCAAATAAACTTGATAAAAAACATAAACTTATTTTTGAAAAATTACTTGGTCTTTAGGTTGCTCATTCTATCACTCTTGATAATGTTTTTAACTAATCTGTCATCATCAACAACAACAGCAAATTCGTTTAGACTATAACTTTTTTTTCCATTATTTTCATTATTATCTTCTACACTATATGGAGCGTTCTTTACATTCTCACAAGATAATAACCCCTTATTTGCGTTCATTACATAGTTCATAGTTTTAGAAGCAATATCTCTGGATGTATCATCATACATTTTGTCACCATATAATTCTCTTTCACCTTCATCTATAATTGAGACGTGTTTGCAATAATTGTCAATAATTGCTTGCTCTTTGTCAGTATCAATCACAACATCACCTGTGTAATTAGTAGCAGTCAACATTTTGATGCCATTATCTATTTCATCGTTTGACATATTATTTAATACATCATTTGACATCTTGTTTGATACACGATGTATTTTTCTACACATTGTATTATTTTGTGGGAATACATGTTTTTTCATATTTTTTTTATATAGGGGAAACAACAACACAATGACTGCCACAAAAAATAAGAAAATAATTAGTGCTTTCACAAAATCGTTCATATAGTTAATGTATAGATTAAATTATTTTTATAGATAAATTAATCAAGTAATTTCATAATCTTTTGTTTTATTGGTTTTCTTACCCCTTCATTGTCATATTCTTCTTTTTCTTTTTTTGTCATTCTCTTTTTTTTCTCTTTTGATGAACTATCTGATATCTCATCCTTTTCTTTTTTTATTTTTTTCTCTTTTGATGAACTATCTGATATCTCATCCTTTTCTTTTTTTGTTATTCTTGTTTTTTTCTCTTTTATTTTTTCTTCTTTAATAACTCTTGTTTTTTTCTCTTTTATTTCTTTCTTTGTTTTCTCTTCAAAATATTGATTTTCATAAACATCCTCATATTTTTCATAATCATTGTAATATTCTTCAAGATTATTATTTTTTTGATTACTTGAATTTCCACACAATTCATACTCATCCACTGTTAATAAATCTATATCATCAAAAGAAAGTCTATCACTCATTGCTTTCGTAAATTCATCTAATGTTATATTATCTAATTTTTTACAAAGTAAAAAAAGTAAAAGTTTTTCTTTGTATTCATCATCACATAATATCATTATTTTTTCTTTTTTGTTAAGTTTAGTAATTTCCTTAACAATCATATCTGTGTTTTTTCCAATATCACTTATTTTACATTCTATATATTTTATCATATCATAAGTTTTTTCAGGTTGAGTTTCACATTTTATTATCAATCCTATTTTTTGAAAACATAATCCCAAGAAATTTTTTGCTAATTCTTTATTGCTGAGAATAATTCTATTCATTGCGTTCATTGTATTTATTGCTATTATGGTGTTTATAACTATATATTTGTGATTTCAATTTTTATTATACATATGAATCTACTTTATCTCCCACTGTATTACTTGAGTATATTTCCTGATATTCTGCTTTTATTTTATTTTCTTCTTCTATTGCTTTTGCTAATGCTGTATTAGCATCTTTTACTTTTCGTTGTGCTTGTTCTAATCGTTTTGCTTTATTTATTGCGTGATTCCATACTTCTCGTCGTTTGTCTTTTGCTTGTTCTTCTGCTCTTGTGTATGCTTCTGCTCTTGTGTATGCTTCTGCTTCTCCTTTTTGTGCTCTTGTATGTTCTTGTAAATTTATTTTGGGTTCTGGTTTCATTTCAGCATTAATCATTTGTACATCTTCTATCTTTCTAACACCATATATTAATTGAGTAAAATATTGTGTATTCATTCTATCAAACCCAAATGTATTTACAAGATAATATAGTTTTAGTATTTTATGATACTCTATATTTTTTATGTTGTCATCTATATCAGCATCTTTTAATTTTAATGTATTCAATTTCTCTACACTATTAAGCATTTTATCTAAAATATCCATACATATATTTTTGATATTAGTCAATAATAATGATTTCAACATAGATTGATTTTTTATTTCGTGTGTAATAGATTTTATTATTTTGATATTATTTTCATTTAAATCAGCACTACCAAACATCCCACTATAAGTCTCTCGAATAATATCCAATAAATTAGATTTCCCAATATATTTTATTATTTTTTGTATTTTTTTAATATTTGGTTCGATAAAATTTTCTTTGTATTGTTTAGCAGATAGTTGTTGTTTTTTTTCACTTAAACCAAACAATTTTTCTATATCATCAATTGTTATATTTTTACTTTGTATTATTTGTAATAATTGATTAATATAGTTTTTGAGCATTTGTATTAATAATATTACATACATATTTATACAAATCAAATAAAACATAAAGTTCGCACATCTGTATTTTTCTTTTTTATTAAATAAATTAAATGATATCATCTCAGTACCACCCCCTTCTTGAATCATATTTTTTAACATTAGATAATCTTTTTTTGCCATTTGTATATTATCAACTTTAATCTTATCTTTAATTTTTAACATTATATTATAAATTAATAAAAAAAAATTATTCACTATCTTCTTCTACATCATCAAAAAAATAATAATCTTCGCAATTAGAAATCCAAGAATTATACTCATCATCTAAATTAAATCTCTTGAAATTAGATTTAGTTGGAACTAAAACACATCCTTCCGGCACTTTTTGGATAGTTTGTGGAACAACTTTTACAACAATTGGTCGTCTTCTTAATTCATCCATAATTTCCTCCATTGTTTTTTCTTTTTCTTCTTCTATTTCTGGTTTTATTTCTGGTTTTTTTTCTTCTTTTTGAACCATTTTTTTTCTGTTATAGATTTCATCAAGAGAGATAAAATCCTCATTTATCACAACATTTATTTTACGTTCAGTTGTTTGTGTTTTATCATCTTCTCTTAAAACTGGTGGAACATATTTTTTTACATTGGTGCTTGTTATTTCTTCTTGTGCTATTTTAGGAACATATTTTGTGTCATATTTTTTGTGCTCTATTTTTTTATATTCTACTTTTTTCCAACTATTATCTTGTTTGTATGAATACTCGCGATATGTTGGATTTACAGAAATACTTGGTTGAACTAACTCAACAAATACATTATACATTTTCTCAGCATTCTCAATACTTTTAAACATAATTTCATGTATTTGATGAGCGATTGAAATCATCATAGCAGGAGTTAATTCATCTTTATGCTCTTTTGGTATTTTTAGTTTTGTCAATATTTCTGTTTTTCTTGTGATGCTAACTAATATATCCGGAATATTTTTTTTCTTTTTCTCTTCATTAAGATGACAAATTTGTTTTTCCAATTCGATAATCATATTTTGTGTCTTTTCATCATATTTGGGTTGTTCTTTTGTTGCTTTCGCACATAACATAGTTTTGGCAAGTTCAATATTAATATTACCAATATATGGAATATTAATATACTTTTCATTGATTTTGAGTGTCAAAATTTTTCGTATTTCAATAGGTAGTTTAATAACATCCTCGGGCAATCTTATTTTTTTATAGTTCTCACTTTTGACTATAAAAAGTAGTTTCTCTGCCAATTGATTATAAAGGGGTTTTGTAAGTGCCATTATGTATTATTATATATATATAAATATCTATTCAATATATACACAAATTCAATTTTTTATAAATTAATTATTGGTCTAATAAGACACTCACAAATTTTTTAAATTCTGGTGCTGTTTTTTTTCCACTAAATCGTCCTACCTCATTGCCTTCTTTAATAAAAACAATTGTTGGCAAACTTTTAATATCATAATCACTTGCTAGTTCATCCATTGTATTGACATCAGCAGTCAAAAACAATACATCCGAAAAATCTTTTTCTGTTGCTGTAAAAATTGGTTTAAACTCATTACATGGATTACACCAAGAAGCACCAAAGTCTATAATAATGTTCTTATGGTGATTGTCATTAATATATTCATTTTGGTTGTCAGGGGTAAGTGTGATAGGCATTTTATATAGTTAATTTATTTATTAATTATAGACTTAAAATTTCAATTTTTATTATACCAAAAAAATAAACTAAGTATATAATATAATGCACAAATTATTTTATATTGTCTTAATTCTTGTTCTTGTTGCTTTCTTTGCGTGGTTATTTGCCGTTCAAACTTCAAGTATCCGCTTTAATAAACAAACCGGCGAAGTACTTGATGCCCAAATGTATAACAATCCTATCGAAATTCCAGACAATGATGATTGTGATGTTGGTAATTGTATTAATGGTTCATTAATTAGTGATGAAACAAAACGTGATGTTTATTGTGCTCACCATACCGATGAAGAAGACAGAAATGCCTGTTATAACAACTGTAAATAGATTAGACAAATTTAATAAGTCATATATTATTATTTTTATTATTACTAAAAATAATAATTTACATAAATTTTTAATATTGAATACTATATGACTGATATTCAACAAGTATTATATAATTATATTAATTCAAGTTATAAATTATATAAATATGCTAATCTAAAAGAAATCGATAAATTAAAAGAAAATTATTATAAATCAAGAACAGATAGAAACAGAACTAATAAATATCCATTAGTTAAATACATTATTAAAAATCAAGAATTATCTGTTAGTGTTGATTGGAATGAAAAAATTTTAGAAAAAGACGATGTAGTAAAAGAGGAAGACAAAAGAATAGAACATATATATAATATGATAAATAATACAATAAAATACGCATTAAAGAAAAATAAACCTGTTCCTGATACAGAATTATATATATGGTTAAGTGATAGAGTTCCTTGGTATAATAATATTGACAAGAGATTTCCTATATATGTATTTTCTAAACCAATTAATACACAATTTATTTTATTTCCAGATAATACTTTTGATTGTATGACACAAGATGCAAAATATTCTACACAATGTTCTGATTGGGATGATACTAAAAAAAGTATATTAAAAAAAGCTATGACGATTGATTATGATGATAAAAAAGATAAAGTATTTTTTAAGGGAACAGCAACAGGACAATATCACACAAATATTCGTGATAATCTAAATAAATCATCAGCAGACAATACATGGTTATCGATTAAATTAGACGGATGGACATCATATATGCCGATGGAACAATTTTGTGAATATAAAATATTAATTAATCTCCCCGGTCATTATCCTTGGTCTAATAGATTTAAATATTTATTTCTAATGAAGTCATTGGTAATAAATGTAGATGTATTCTCAATTGATACTGAAAATGCCGAGTTTGAACCAGAATGGACAACATTTATTAATCTATTGGTAGAACCTGATAAACATTATCTAAATATTATTATGAAATATTATTATAGTTCAGATAAAAATGAAAAAATAAAAAATATACAATTAAATTATGATAGTTCGCAATATGTGTTAAAAGAACTGAAAAATATATATGAGAATCGTGATAATGAAAAATATCAAAAAATAATATCAAATGGTTATGAAACTATATCAAAATTAAATAATTCTGATATTTATGAATATATATATGAATGTATTATCCATAATTCAAAAGTAAATTTTATATAAAATTAGATAATATAATGAAATATAAGTGTGAAGAGTTTGATTATAAAATAAATATAACATATAATACAGAACCGGAAAAATATATACCAAAATTATTACAACTGATTTATATTATTTCTAATAATAATAAATATTTACCTCTTTATGATTGTACGCATTGTGGATTCGATACAAGATATAATTTAACTAAATATATTACTGTAAAAAATAGTTTTATTCAGTGTTCATTATGGATATATAATATAATTAAAAAATATATGATAGAAGACTGTTTAGTATTTGGCAATAGCACTTATTTTTTAGAATCATTATTATTTTATAAAATAAAAAAAATAGGATTTTATCCAGATTGTATTGAGAAAAAGGATAAAGAAAATTTATATCACAGTTTTTACAAAATTAATAAATCAAAAAAAATTAATTTAGAGGATAATACAACTGATTGTTCTTATCAAAATATAATTTTATACATAACAATAGATGATTATGAGATAAATTTATGGAAACCATCACCAGACCAAAAAGATTTAATTTATTATGTATTTAAAATATTAAAATTACTTAAAAAAAATGGTAATCTTTTTTTACATTTAGTAAATAATGAAAAACAACAATTTGATACTTATACAAAAGGACTAATATATATTATAAGTTCCAGTTTTAAATATGTCAAATATAAGATTCCAGAATATAATAGTAATGGTTTTATAAATAAAATGTTAGTTTTTGAAAATTATAATAAAAATATATCTTTTCTACAAGATATAATAAATAAATTAGATGATAGCAAAATAATAAATACAATAATTGATGATTATAATGATAATTTTCAGTATTTTTTTAAAAAAATAAAAAAAAAAATATTTGAAAAAATAGATAAATCAATAAAATTTTATAATAAATCAATAGCAAAATTTAATAACAATAATCCTATTGTTCCATTATATAAAGTATTTGATAATATATATAAAAAACAGTATATGCTACATATTGATAAATGTATTTATTTATGTAATAACGCACAATTAAAAGTCAAAAAAAAATATTTAATAAAAAACTCACTATATAAAAAAAAATTAGAAAAATTTTTATGTGTTGTTCCGAATCTAATAAAATATAGTTCAGCAAATGAAAATATTGTTGCACAACCTTCACTTAAAGAAACTTATGAAATTACCATTGAAGAATTTACTGTACTCAAATTTTATATTTCTTTAAAAAAAGAAAAGAAAATGAATAACATAATAAAAAAAACAAGTATTTTTAAAGTTTTACAAAAAGAAATATCTGAAATAATTGGTTATGAAGTATCAAAAAATTTTATTGATATATATGATTTAATTAATACATTTAAATTAATAAATACAGACAAACCATTAGAAACATTACAAACATCTGAGGATGATATTATTGCAACAAAACATTATAATACGCAATATAATAAAAATAATCAAATACAAATAAATCATAAATCAATTGACAAATATGAAAAAATTATTGATACTTATAAAAATATTGATTTCTGTACATTTGATTGTGAAAAATCATATGATTTATTAATTAAATCTATTCTTATTTGTTTAAAAGTTTTAAAAATAGAGGGTTGTGGTATATTTAGAATAGAAATAACAAATGTGATGGATAATAAATTATTATCGTATATTAAATTATTATCAAAATATTTTGATGATATACATATATGTCGGTCAGGTATTGATCCATTCTCAAATAATATGATTTATATAGTAGTATATAATAAAATTAGAAGTATTGATGATAAAGTGTATAATAAAATAATCGCACATATAAATGATAATACACTCCCTATCTTGAAAGGTTCCTCTCATCAATTTTATGTAACTGGTATAGTAATACGTATATTACGTAATATGATAAAAAATATATATACAATGCTTTATTATTGTGAAAATATGGATGTGTTCTTAAATAGTACAATAGAATTAGGTACATGTTCTAACAAATTAATCGAGCAATATATAAAACAACTCAATATTGCTAAAATATAAATTTAATTCAACATTTTACACATAGGGTCGCTATCTGGCAATATTACTGGTTTTGTATATAGTGCTTTCTTTTGTCCTGCTGTTAGATACTTAATATTTATAATAAATTCATAAGCATAATTTTCCATCCATTGAATTGTCATCGCATATATTCCTTCATTTTTGCCGGTTGTTCCCCAAGAATTTTCTACTTTGAATTTTGTCAATTCTAAATATTTCTCTTCTTCACGTTTTCTCTTTTTAGTGTCATTCCCTCTAACATCATATCCTGTTATTGTCATTGCGTGGCAGGGATTAGCATTTCTAAAATTTAGTTCTTGTGCTTTTGTCATTGTATTTTTGTCTATATTAAATAATATTTGGTGTTCAAAAATATTTGTATCCATAATATTACTCTCATTGTCAGTATGTTTAGTGATATCATTTGAAAACCAAACTGGTATTCCATCATCTAATTGTCTAATTAGCAATTTCTTAATTTCATCATTTGGCAAATTTAATTGTATATAATTTATGCTATTATTTTTCTGTAATTTGTATCCATAAACATCATTTTTTGTATAGCATTTATAATATGGATTGTTTTCTCTTGGGTCATTGCTAATAGTTACAAAATCATTTAAATCTACTTTTAGATAATCTTCATAAAAACTCATTGGTGTCATCTCATCTATTACTGTCTTTTTATCATTTTTGTTTTTATATGTTAGTGTAAATTTAGTGTCAGGATAAAATGGTTCTCCAAACATCATACATAATATTTTTTTTACTTGTCCCAAATATTCTTTTTTTAATTCTTCATATTCGTGATTATTATTTTCCATTATTTGTAAAGCAAATTCTCGTAATTTGTATGATATTAATTCATTTACAACTGTTGTGTTTGTTCCATTATATCCTCTTGTATTAACACTCTCCGGAACAATTCCGTATTTATTAACCAAATCAGCAAACATATACCAATATCCCCCATCACTTATTGGGTCTTGTATTCTGTCTATTATTTTTTCATTTTCTAATCCTAATTTGTTATTGCTAATAATATAATCTATAAAATTATTTGCTTTTTCCATTTTATCCCAAAACATATAATGATTTATTGACAAATTAAAATCATCTTTTGTTTTCATAGTTTTTCTCAAAATATTTCTACATATTGTAATGCCACTACAAATCCAACAAGTGCCAGTGTTTTTTTGATTTATAATTTTCATTGTATTTATTTCTTTTGAAAATATGTGATTTATTCTTTCAATGTTCTTGTGATTAATAAATAATCTCTTAATATTTGTTGATAAACAAGCATTCGCAATCAAATTATCATTTGATGTGCTGTAAAGTTCCTTAACATAATCACTATTCATTTTATATTATTTTTGTATCTATTATTTAGTATATTTTTATTATAAATATTTTTATAATAAAAATTGAAAATTCTAATATTTTGTATATGTCAATCACAAGATTAAAAGCAAAAATGAGTAAGCGCAAAATAGAAGAAATGTCTTATTCACCAAAAAATGATGAGATAATTCAACAACCTCCTATTGTGAAAGGGAAACAAACAAAAAAACCAACACAAACGAGTATGCGTTATAAGGGTGGCGGTGGTGATATAAATGTATTTCTGCAAAGCAAACTTTTTAGTGCAATGTTCTCACCTACCAATCCGGGATGGGTCAAATTTGTTACTGCTTTTAGCGGTCTTTTTGTTGAAGAAATTTTGTTGCGCATCCTGTATTTCTCCTTTGCTCCCGTTTTCATGATCCATAGTGATCGAAACATTTACGATATTTTTATTACGTTTAATGGTTTTATTCTGCCTGAACCGACGCCTGACTCTGAAACTGATAGTTCGCCACGCGTACCACCGCTTTGTAAAATATCCGCAATCAATCCTGATGCTCTCTTTTCTACTATTGGTGAGATTGGGCAATTTCGTATTGACAGCTATGAAATTAGACAATCAGATGCCTTGTATTTTTTGAAGCGTAAAGGTTTTGATTGTCTAATTTACGTCCTGAAACATACGTGCGTAAATATTGATGGAGACGTTCAAGATTTAGTAGAAGTGTGCGAGCGAGTTTATTACAATGGAAACTGGAAGAGCGCTAATATGTTGTTTGTACTTAATGTAAATCAAGACTGGTGATAATTTCATTGATGCGCGCTTCGTGAGTAGGATAGGTTATTTTTAAGTTGTTTATTCCGGACAATGCTATATTAATTCTTTCTTTCATTGTTTTCTGAGTATCAAGCATCAACACTTTAAAATTTTCACGAATAAATTTACTATCATTTTCTAATATTGTTATAACACTTTCTCGTGATTGACCGCCCCATTTTCTAATAATAAATTGTCCATAAGAGTTATCAATTTGAAATATTTGAACGTTGTCTTTTTCAGTAATCCATATTTTCTCATATGGTTTAAGATTTTTAATGACTTCTAATCTTTTACAAATGCCATTAAAATGTTTGGCAATTCTTTGTTTTTCTTCAATAGTATTAATATTTGTGGTTAGAGACATATTTTTTATTATATTATTTTATATTTAATATTTTAATTTATTTTTTGTGCTAATAAAAATATTAATATTATATAATTTTTTATCATAATGACCCATAATAAAGATGTATGTATTGGCATTGATTTAGGAACGACTTTTTCTTGTGTTTCATATTACGAAGGAGAAGGAAAAATAACAATTATCCCCAATGAAAATGGCAATAGAATAACGCCAAGTTATGTTTCTTTTACTAATACTGAAAGACTTATTGGAGACTTGGCGAAGAAAAATTGCGGGCAAAATCCTAAGAATACTATTTATGCTTTCAAGAGATTTATGGGTTCTAATATTACTGATGTGATAGTTCAAGAAGAAAAAAATAATGTTCCATACAAAATAATTGCTGATGAAAATAATAAAACAATTTTTGAAGTAGAATTTATGAATGAAACTAAACAATTTTATCCAGAACAAATAAGTGCTATGATTTTAGAAAATCTCAAGAATTGTGCAAGTAAATTTTTAGGTTATGAAGTAAAAAAAGCAGTTGTTACAGTTCCCGCATATTTTAATGACGCCCAAAGAGGAGCAACAAAAAATGCTGGAATTATAGCAGGTTTGGATATTATTAGAATTATTAACGAACCTACGTCAGCATCTTTGGCATACGGTATTGACAATATGACTAATCAAGAAAAGAATGTTTTAGTTTATGATTTTGGGGGTGGGACTTTAGATTGTAGCATTTTGAGTATTGATAGTGGTGTTTTTCAGGTAAAATCAACAAGTGGTGATACTCATTTAGGGGGTGAAGATTTTGACAATAAATTGCGAGATTATTGTTTTATGAAATTTTGTGATAAATATATTTTACAAACAAAGTTAAATGCTGATAATCTAACATTATTATTCAATATATTAAGAATTAATGATTTGTCTAACATTCAAAAATATTCACTGAAAAAATTAATAGAGATTATTAATTATGACATTAAAAATATTCAAGTTAAAAAATATTTAGAACAATTATATGAAGTATGTAAATTGTATAATAATCCCAAATTAATGAGACGCTTAAAAACAGTTTGTGAAGAAAGCAAAAAAGAACTTAGTGTTTCAGACAATACAACAGTTATTTATGATAATTTTTATGATAGCAATGATTTATCTATTAATATTACCAAAAGTTTTTTTGAAAAATTATGTGATGATGAGTTTGAACGTTGTATTAATCCAATTAATGACGCGTTATCTTGTGCGAATTTAGTATTTGATAATATTAGTGACGTTGTTCTTGTCGGTGGTTCAACACGTATTCCAAGAATTAGAGAAATATTAGAAAGCAAATTTCCAGGCAAACTAAGAACTAATATTAATCCTGATGAAGCAGTATCTATTGGAGCGAGTATTAATGCTAGTATTATTAATAATAATGATAAAATAACAGATGGGATTGTTCTTATTGATGTCATTCCATTGTCTCTTGGTATTGAAACTGCTGGTGGCATTATGGAAGTAATGATTAAACGAAATACACCAATACCAGCAGAATATAAACAAGTATTTTCTACTCATACAGACAATCAACCAAGTGCTACTATTAAAATATTTGAAGGTGAAAGAATTAAAACAAAAGATAATAATTTATTAGGTAAATTTGAATTGACAAATCTTCCAGAAGCACCAAAGGGGAAATTACGAATTGAAGTTATATACAATGTAGATGCTAATGGCATAACTCATGTATCAGCAAAAGAATTAAGTCTGGGAATTGTTGGTGAGATTGTTATCAAAAATTCTCAAAACAGATTAAATGAAAATGAAATAAATGAAATGATAAAAAATGCTGAACGATTTTTAGAAAATGATAATAAAATAAGAGAAACGCATAAATCAAAAAATTCATTGGAACATTATTTGTCATCATCAAGAAAAATTCTTACTAATCAAAAATTTATTGATAATCTTAATGACAATAATAAATTACAAGAATTGAATGAATTATTAAATGATATTTCGAATTGGTTAGAAAATAATAATGATGAAAGAACAAAAGAAGAATATGATGAGCAATATCGATTGATAGAAAGTAGTTTTTTGCCCTTGTTAGTTTAGTTATGTTGTAATAATTTATATAGATTTTTATTATGATAATAATTTTTTATAGAACCACCACTTAATGTTATTTGTGGGTTTTCACCCAATGGTACAAAATAAAAACGATATGGTGGAGGACTAGGAACGACTACCAATGGTGATCTATTTCTTGCGTCAACATCACCCAAGAACGACAAATAAAACTTTGTATTAGGTTCAACTGATATATATATATAATATCCACCAGAAGGATGTTTTTCGTAATTCCAAACAATATTATTCGTATCCATATCTATGTCTTTTAGACATACTGGGCCCCTGTCGAATATAGGTTCATGTACACCCAAACATAATTTTGGTTGCCCGGGTATGTTTATCATTATCCCCGGCGGTTTACCTTTATCTTGAATAATTTTTATATCATAAATCGAATGACTGTCCTGTGCAAACTTATATCCTACTACTGCTGCTCCAGCTATAATATTATCTAATATTGTTATATAATATATTGTATCACCCAAAATACTTGCTATATGTGTTCTCATACCATTCCTAATATCTACCCCATAATCTATTCCGGATGGTGGTGATGACGGTGATGGTGGCGACGGTTCCGGTATAGCATCTTTTGCGTCGCTATTCCAATCATCAAAAATAGTTGGCACGTATGCTACTTTTGGTATTACTTTTGGTGCTACTGGCATTGCTGCGGCTGCGGATGCTGATGCTGATGATAATAATTTTTGTTGATCCATTCGTTCTCCCCATAATTTTTCTAAATTGAGTTGTTTTATTTCTCGCATTTCTATTTCTTTGTATGTTTCTAGAATCGCTATTCTATTCTCTATTTCTAATATTTCCTCAGAACTACTCCATGATCTTATACCCGTTCTTGTGTTAGCGATTATTTTATCAAGAAATTCTATTTTAATTTGTATTTTATCTATTTTATTTTCCACTGTATCAGCTAATTTAATACCCTGATCTAGTTTTACTATTGCGTTTTCTTCTATTATTTGCGTTTCTAGTTTTTTAATTTCCTCTTTTGTTTGTTCTTCAAACTCGCGGTGATCTATAAAGTCTTTCGTTTCATTTTTTAGTTCAACCAGTTTTGTTAGTGCTTTTATTATATGTTGTCTTAACTCTATTTGTATTTCTATTCTTGAAATACTCAAATTTTGTTGTTCTGAAACTTCTATTATTTTTTTTTCTGAATCTTCTATTATTTTTTTTTGTTTATTTTCATTTTCTTTATTTTCTGTTTCTTTTTTCATTAGTCTTGTCAGTTCTTCATGTCTTTTCAGTTCTTGTCTTTTCAGTTCTTCTTGTCTTTTCAGTTCTTCTTGTCTTTTCTGTTCTTGAATTTCCCGTCCTTGTCTTTCTGCTACAGATTCGCGTTTGGGACACTTGCTTGAACGATGGTTTGAGTCTTCCATTTTACAATAACCACAATAATGTCTGGCGTGATTTTCGCTACAGTCTGGTGCCCTACACTTCATTTGTTTTGCTGCTGCGGATGCTGATGCTGGTGACGCTGGTAATGCTTGGGGTGCGGTATCTTTTTTAAATGGACAATCTCTTATTCGATGATTTGAGCTGACATTATCACATATAGGACAATAGTGATACATATGGTCTTCAACACAACCAAAAGCTAAACACTTAAATGGTTTTTCTTTACCATTAGCAGTCTTCTCTCTTTTTCTGGTACATTTTTCTGTAATGTGTTCTGACACTAAACCACAATTTTTGCATTTAATTAGTGCTGCCATTTATAATTATAATATAAAATAAAATTTTTTTAATCAGTCTTTTGCTATTCTATACTGATTTTTTGAATGCTTGCCACTCACTCAACGCAAACATTTCCTCCCAAAGCCATCCTTGTTTTAGTTCCACATTGAGAACATAATCCTCATCCCCTTCATCTGGAACAACTTTAAGAACAAGAATATTATTCTGAATACAAGCAGACGCTTTCATTTTAACTTCGGGGTCGTCCCACAAATATTTTAGATTCATTCCTGGCATTTTTGTTTATTACACTTTCTACTCAGTATCTCAACACGTTGATTTTATCAATTTTTTAAACATATTATAATATAACAGTAATGACAAATAATTGTAAATGTAATTGTGATTGTAAAAATAGAAACATATATGATTATATGTGTCTAACTCCATCTGTAAGTAAAATAACTATTGTTGTTGATGATAAACGAATATATAAATTTATTTTGAATTGTAATCACTTTGCCTCGTGTCATCTGTCTAGAACATCATGTAAAAATCAGTTGAAAAATACTTGATATGTTATTCATTTATTTTACTATAAATATCACAAATAAGAGCTACTATTTGTATTATCGATGTATCTAATCCTTTTGATATACAAATTATCGCATATTCGCAACAACTCCATATTTTTATTTTTATATCCTCATCAATGTCATCACACAAATCTAACAACGCATATTTAATTCCTGATGCTATGTCAGTTCCAGAATATCCTCTATTTTTTAGTTCTAATACACTGCTAATTGCTTTTTCCATATTTTTGTCATTATAGCAATATTTTATTATGTCTCTTGAAATTCCTAAATATGGTTTATCTTGAATTATGTCATTAGATTGAACTCTTCCATAACTATTGTATATTAATTGAAGTGTATTTATTGCTTTTCTCATATCTTTTTCTGACAACGATGCTATTATTTTTAATCCAGAAATTGTTGATGCATTTATCTCTATTTTTTCAATTATACAAATGTCTTTTAATTTTTCTACAATAAATTCTTTCGATAATCCAGGATATTTTAATATATAACAACAACTTTGTATTGCTATACTTATTCCTTCTTTTTCATTACACGTAAAAGCAAATTTTAATTCATCCGGATATTTTTTAATAAAACTACAAATAATATTTTGTGCCTGTTCTGTCATATTGTCCGCTTCATCTAATATTATCATTTTAAATGTTGGAATGTCATTTTTTATTTCATTGTATGTTTTCCTGAAAATATTTATTGTATCATATATTTTCTTTCCTCTGTCATCTGAGGCGTTAAGTTCCATAACCATAAAATCATATTTATCTTTGTATAATTCTCTTGCTATACATTTTATTGTTGTTGTTTTTCCTACTCCCGGTTGCCCCTCTAATATCAAATTTGGCATATTCTTTTCATCTAATATCTTATTCCCAAATTGTTTTAGTTGTTGCGTCAATAATATATTCTCTAATTTTTTAGGTCTATGTTTCTCAAACCACGGGATTATCCTTTGTTTATTATTATTATTATTATTATTATGTATTTACACTGATTAAGTTTCATTTTTTTGTTAGATAATTTATTACTAAAAATATATATATAAAATTATTATTTTAATATTTTCTAAAAAAATAATATTGTCAATATAATATATAATAGCTAATGTCTACTCCAGATAATTCAACTCCACAAAATAACACTGTCTCTGAACCTGCACCAGTGCCTGCGTCTGTTCCTGCTCCTGAACCTGCTTCTGCTCCTGCTCCCGCTCCTGCTCCTGCTCCTGCTA